ATAATTGAACTTATTAATCTTGCTGCAGATGAAGAAATACAAATTCAAATAGCTGGAAATGGTACAATATATGAAATTGAAGAGGTTAATTAAAATTGATTACAAATGATGGTAAAAACGTTATTGCAAGATTTTTATTGGGCCAGGCCCCTGAATTTGCAACACATATTGCTGCAGGCTGTGGTTCAAAACCAATAAACTCTGCCTCTGTCGCACTTGTTAGTGCGTCTGCTTTTGCAACTAAAAAATCAATGGATTTTGAAATGTTTAGGGTTCCAATTACTTCTAAAGGATTAATAAGAGAAGAAATAAATGGACAAGTAGTAGAAAAAATTGTATTTAAAGCAGAAATGCCAACGGAACAAAGATATGCTATTACAGAAATTGCATTCTTTTCTGGAGAAAAAAATATTTTAGCTGGTAATTATGATAGTCGCGTGCTTTCAACATTTACAACTTCAGAAAATTGGCTTTACGTTGCCGATAATACTCAAAGTTCTATTGCGTTTGTTGGACAAGAATTAGGAGACGAATCAGGAGACCTAGTTGCACCCTATTCAGCATGTCCAACTTTTTTTGTTGATCTAAATCAATCCATATTTGATCAAGCAATAAGAAAACAAAAGTATGAGATTCCAAGATTTTATTTTGACGGTTTGTTTGTAAAAGGAAATTCTGCAAGTATTGATTTCTCTCAACCATCAGCCTCTGTTGTTTTGTCTGGAGGAAATTTTATACAAAACAATAGGTTGTCTTTTGATTTAAGTAGAAATCTTCCAGATGATGAAATAAAATTATCTTTTTCATTATTTTCTGTTGATGTTGGAGTATTAACCAATCCAGATACAATAAAAATTATTTTAGATTTTGTTAATGATTTAGCTGAGGATAAACCTAAAGCTAGAGCAACAATAGATCTTGTTGGTGCAGATTTTGGAACAAATAAATATAAAGTTGTTTCTAAAAAAATATCTGAGTTTGTAGTAGATTTTAATTTTAGTTGGGCAACAATAAACTTAACAAGAATTTATGTAAGTCTTGGTGTAAATAATGCCCCCACTAATGATTATTTTGTAATTTTAGATGGACTAAGATTGGATAATTTAACTACGGACAATCCATTGTATGCTATGGTGGGATACGATGTTGTGCAAACATTTGATGGTTTGCCAATCGTTAAACAACAAAACTCTAAAAATTATATTGAATATAGATTTGGTGTTGGTGTAAGTTAATGGAGGCAATAAAAAGAAAGTTTGTTGTAAAAACTCAAGATTTACCAAGTCCATCTTCAAGTGCACAACATATTGTAAGATTTAAAGTTGTTTCAGAAGATCGCAACAGGGCATCTGATTGGTCTCCAATATTTGTTTTAAATAGTGAGGGGCAAATTCCATCAGCATCAGTTGGATATATTTTAACTTCTGCCTCATCAGTTAGTGGAAAATCATTAAAATTAATTTGGTCGGGTGGATATATTTTAAGTAACGACGACCTAGATTTAAATACACACGACATATTTGTCAAATACGATAATGATAGCTACGAATATGTCAAAACAACGACTGGAAACATTTTTGAATTTATTGCAAGAGAGTCAACATCTAGTGCTAGAATTATGGTTCAAGTTCCTTCATACCCCGTAATTCCATATTTATCTGCAGCTACTGGAGTAGTTAGGCCACAAACAAAGCCAATATTAAGTTCTGTTTTAAAAATTTTAGAAACTGATACAATAGTCTATTAAGGAGAAAAATGTCTCAAATATCACCACCTGAAAAAGGTCAGCCACTAGATATTGACTATTTATATCAAATAGTAACAACCTTAAATGCGATAAATAATAAGGTTGCTCTTTCAACAAATGCTACCTCGTACGTTCCAGGAAACGATGGTGCTTCAACTCTTGTTAATACTGGATCATTGCAATTTTTTGCTAGAACGGTGCCAATAAGCCCTCAAATTGTTACTGCTGGACAAACAATTGAAGTTGATATAACTTTTGATAAAGAATTTAGAACCTTGCCAGTAATCATGGCAACTCCATATATTCGTGGTGCAGTTTCTGAGGCAAATAAATCAATAGTGGCTACTGTTGAATCAACTACTTTGAAAAAAACAAAAATTTTGTTGCTCTGTCAAATAGCTGGATCTGTTTCTATTGATATTGGAGTTCTTGCGATAGGTCTTTCTTTGCAATAAAATAATGCTATAATTCAACCCTAATAAAATGTATATAACGTGCAATAAATGCAAAGGAAGGGTGTTTGTTGATAGAGTGTTTTTATCTAACGACCACCTGGAATTGTTCTGTTTAAATTGTGGGAAAAGAGACATGTTTCATTTTCCAGAAAAGTTTGGTAAATTTGTACAATGGATAATGCAGGTAGAAAAAGAAAGAGCGAAAAAAAACGCATCCAAGATATAAAACCAAGTCAAACAATATTTTTTATTGAAAAAAAATTGGTGCGGGTTCTTCATAAAAGCATATCTGAAAACATTATAAAATATTATAATTTTATTGATGATAAAAATCAAACAATGTTATATTCTGATTTTAAAAAACATAAAAAGAGAGCGTATACAATTGTTGATACCGCTAGACTTTTAGATAAAAATCATATTGATTTGAATTTACAAGCATATCGTGGTAAGATTCCATTTCCAGTTGGAGCAACGCCAGGAGGAGTAAGAGAGTTTAGAAAAAAATCTTATTACTCAGAGGATCAAATATTTGAAATAAGAAGAATATTATCTAGAACACATAGGGGCAGACCAAGAAAGGATGGAGCAATAACAAACAATACAATTCCTAGTGAGGCAGAGTTGCGTTCTAGAATGGGCGATGCTATAATGCTCTACACGAAAACACAGGATGGGCAATTCATACCTGTTTGGTCAGAGGAAACATGGTAGGAGAAGTTGTGGAAAATAAAAAAACAGAAGTTACTGTAAATCTTGGCTATACAATGAATCTTGGAAACTTTCAAAGTTTTAGAATTGATTTAGGTTGCACAGATCAAGTTCGTGATTCTGAAAATGTAGACCAAGCTATGGAAAGAGTTTATGAATTTGTAGAGAATAAAGTTATTGCTAAATTAGAAGAGGCGAAGAAAGAAATAGAATAGTGGCAACAAAGCAACAAAGGTTTGCTATTGTCTCTAGATTTAAAAAACTTTTAAAAGACAATAAGGTAAATCATCCAGAAATAAATATTTATGCTGAACAATGGACGGTAGATGATTTGTTACAGTCTTATTCTATTCAACAATTATATTCTTTTATAGATTATTATTTTTCTGTTTCTGAAAATCCTAATTGGAAATATTTTATTTATAATCTAGAAAAGATTGATGCGGCTAAAGCACTAAAAGAACAGGATGATATAATTAGGGCCAAGTTAAGACAACAAGCAAAGGAATGGTTAGAGAAATAGTGTCTTCAGAATTAGAGTCTAAGACACTATCGGCAGTATTAGCAGACAAACAAATTCACGTTTTATTGCAAGCTAATCCAGATAATCTTTTTAAAAGTCATGGAGATATTTGGGAATTTATAAGAAATTACTCTGAACAAAATCTTACTGTTCCTCCTGTATCAATCGTAGTAGAAAAATTTAGAGACTTTAGTCCGTATAAGGACATTGGTAGCACTAAACATCATTTAGAAGAGCTTCGTGCAGAATACTTAAGTAATAATCTTGAAGGCATGATTAGAAAAGCTGCTACAAAACTTGGAGAAAATCAACCAGTAGAAGCATTAAACAGCATCATTGCAGACAGTTCTGAGTTAAAAAAGATTACAGCAGATGTTCGTGATCTTGATGTGGTTGATATTGAGGATGCAATTGCATATTATAAAAACGTAAAAGAAATGTCAAGAAAAGGTTCTTTTGGAATTAAAACAAACCTAAAAGGTTTTGATGATTTTCTACCTTCTGGAATTTCTGATGGACATTTTGGAATTCTACTAGCATATCCCTCAATAGGTAAGTCTTGGTTGTCAGTTTATATGGCGGTAGAAGCGTGGAAAGCTGGCAAGAAACCATTACTTATATCATTAGAAATGACTGAAAGCGAGGTCCGTAATAGAGTTTATACAATTATGGGTAATGGAAAATTTTCTCATAAAAAATTTAGTGGTGGAGAAATTAATTTAGATGAGTTTAGATCTTGGGCAGATGTTCATTTTAAAAACATGCCTCCATTTTATATTGTTTCTAGTGATGGATTAGGCGAAGTTAGTCCTGCAGTTGTTAGGGGTAAAACGGATCAATACAGTCCAGACATTGTTTTTGTAGATTATATTCAGCTAATGCAACCAAATACAAAAACAGACAATGAGGTTGTAAGAATTAAAAATATTTCTAGAGAATTAAAAATTCTTGCAATATCTGAGCAAGTTCCTGTTGTTGCCATTGCTTCTGCGACTCCAGACGACGTTACAGACATGTCTAGCCCACCAAGTCTTGGTCAGGTAGCATGGTCAAAACAGCTTGCCTATGATGCAGACTGGGTTCTTTCTTTGGGAAGATCTGCAGGTAGTACAATTCTTGAATGCGTATTTCGTAAAAATAGACATGGTTTTCTTGGTGAATTTTTAATTGATGTTGATTTTGATAGCGGTAGGTTCGTATATAAGGATATAAATTTGTAAAATTTTACTGATATAATTATTTTATGTTTGCTCATAAAAATTTAAAAAGGTTTTATCTTGAAGGCGAAATTTATGATGATTCAAAAATTCCATCTTTAAAAGAACAGTACCTACTTTTATTAAATGACATTATGGTTAACAAAGGATATGTCCCAAGATATGACATTGACAATGATTTTACTTTAGAGTATAATGGCAAAACATTTGAGTTTAAGCTATCAATATACGGAGTGTTTGTTGGAAAGAAAAAGGCATTATGTTACAAAGGGATGATAAAAAACAAGCCTTTGATGAACACTATTCGGGAGACCAAGTTAGCAGGGTCTTAGAAGCCTGCGGAATTGAAATTGTTCAAGAACAAGATGATTGGTTAAATATATTTTGTCCATATCACAATAATTTTAGAACTAGATCTGGCGGAGTAAATAAAGATAGTGGCAAATTTAATTGTTTTTCTTGTGGAGAAACTCATTCGTTAACTGAATTAGTCATGCATGTTACTGGAAGAACTTATTTTGAGGCAATTAGACTAATAGATTCTAAAAAAGATAATGACAGCATAATTTCTTTTTTGGACAAAACATTAAAGAAAGAACCAGAATTTAAAGAATTTGATATTGAAACAATTAATAGACTTCATGACAATCTTATGCTAAATGAAAGAGCTATAGGATATTTAAAAAATCGCAATATAACAAAACAAAGTGCAGAAAAATTTAAACTTGGATATTCAGACAAACAAGACATGGTAACAATACCTATATATTCTCCAGACGATGTTTGTATTGGATTTGTTGGAAGATCAATTGAGGGAAAAGATTTTAAAAACACCGTTGGATTACAAAGGTCAAAAACCTTGTTTAATTTAAATAGGTCAAAAAGACACGACGGAGTGTTTGTGGTAGAATCGTCTTTTGATGCAATTCTTTTAGACCAAGTAGGTGCAAATGCAGTTGCTACATTAGGGGCAACAATATCTACTAAACAAATTGAATTAATTCAAAAATATTTTAACAAAGTATTCGTTATTGGAGACAATGACGATGCAGGCAAAGAAATGGCAAGAAAGATAGTTGAAAGACTACCTAACATTGCAATCAACATTAATTTGCCAGACAGATATAAAGATATATCTGACATAGAAAAAGAAAAACTAACAGAGTATATATCTAAAATTGACAACCACATACTGGTTGGGATATAATACAAAACTCAAGATAGGAGAAAAAATGACAATAATTCAAGGTCTCAAAGACATTGAAAAGCTTTTGGACAAGCCAAAGGTTGGCAGTAGTTCAAAAGTTAGGTGGCTAAAGTTAGAAGATGGACAATCTGTAAAAATTAGATTTCTTAATGAAATTGATGCAGATTCTGCAGGATATGACGAAAGGCTTGGTCTATCCATTGTAGTTAGTGAACATTCAAATCCAAAAGATTATCGTCGTAAGGCTATCTGTACGATTGAATCTGAGGGAAAATGTTTTGCTTGCGAAATGTTTAGAAAAGATCCTAAGAGTGGATGGCGAGCAAGGCTTCGTTTCTATACAAATGTAATTATTGATGATGGAAACAATGACCCATATGTTGCAGTATGGAGCATGGGTGTCAGCAAGGCTGCTACCTTTAACACAATTAGAGAGTTTGCTGTAGAAACAAGCAGCATTACTAATCTAACTTGGAAGTTAAAACGAAATGGCAAGGGAACTGAAACTAATTATGTTTTAATTCCTGGTGCTAAAGATGAATCAAAGTTTAATTTTGACAGCTTTGAATCATATCCTTTGGAACTAGCAATTAACGCCGTTCCATATGCAGAGCAAGAAGCCTTCTATATGGGATTTGACAATCCTTCTGTATCAAGTTCAGTTGATTGGTAGAAAGACGGTGGGAGGGCTAAAATCCTCCCACCAATTTATTAAATGAGTTATTGTTCTTTACACTTACACACGCATTATTCAACTCTTGATGGTGTAGGAACTCCAGAAGAATACGTTGAGCGTGCTAAAAAACTTGGCATGAAAGCAATTGCTATTACAGATCA